CCTTTTCTTCGAAAAGGATACCCGTAGAGGTTAACACGCGTGTTTGTATATCCACGCCCCAATATGCCGATGGTAGATCAGTCTCCGAACGTTCTTTCGTCAACCGAATCGACCCTTAATGAATGCATTGATGTCATTCTTGACATTGCATCCCTGTATGGATTTAAGAAGAAACTTTTTACTGCGAAGAACCGTAGTAACACTATTTCTAACTGGTCACGCCTTTGTTCTCAGGCGGGAGGATGGGTTAAGTTTATGAAAGTCAAGCTAGCAAACTTTTATGCTGCTCAAAATTCACTTACTTTGGCCCCTTCTCCTTTTGACCCAAAGCAGGATAATCCTTCCATCTTGCTTGGTGGTGTTTTCTACCGCTGGTCCCAAAAGTTCCTTCACTCAGCCTCCCCAGAGGTCAAATCTTCTTTCCTTTATTCTCTTCTTTCATCAAAGTTCGGTATGCCTCGCCCTGACGAGCAAGCCAAGTTCGACGCTGCTGTCTCCACTGTCCGTGATCTTACGACGGAACCAGCTCTTCCTCCTCCTGTCCTTGGAGTGGAACCAGTCTTTTCCGACTGGTCAAATCCTAAGACTCCTTCTGGTGCTTTTCCTGCATCAGATCTAGTTCTTTTGGATGATAGAGTTGGTCTCGAAATTAATCGCGAGACAGTCGAGTTTCAAATTCGTCGTACGGTTCAAGAGTTGTACTCAAAGGAGCAGTACACTTGGTCCGAAAGGACACAGCCTCTCGTTCCGTCAACCTCTGCGAATTACGTGAACAATCGCAAAGGACTTGGCTCGGTCGGTACCTTTAAGTCGGATCCTTTTGTTCTCGAGGATCTAACCTTTGATGATATTTCTTTCTCTTCTAAAACGCTCTTCTCACATGGGTCTCGAGAAGTTGCACATGATCAATTTACTGGTTTTTCACGTCCTCGTCTTGAAAGCTCCTTTCCGGATGAAGATGATCGAGAACAGAACCTTTCTGGTTTCTATTTCGATTCTTCCTCACTGGATCGTGCCTTTGCTGGTTTCTATGCAAAGGTTCTTAAGAGAGCTACTTTCGAGCATCAAAATGCGAAAGTGGTTCCTCTTGCGGAAGCTCTCAAAGTTCGAGTGATTACTAGTATGCCTCCATTCACTGCTACGGCACTGAAACCTCTTCAGAAGAAGCTTCATTCTGTTTTGAGGAATCATCCTGCCTTTAGCCTTGTCGGTATGCCTGTCGACGAAGAGTACGTCCAAGATCGGATGTTCTCTCGACCTCTCTCAGATGATGAGTTCTTTGTCTCTGGAGATTACGAAGCTGCCACGAATCGGATGTTTTCCTGGCCTTCCGAAGTTGCTGCAAGTGAGATTTCTCACTGCTTAAAACTTGGAAGTTCAGAATCTATCCTTTTTCGTAAGGCTCTCGTAGGGCATCACCTTGTTTTTGAAGACAAGGGTGGTATAGTGATTGAAGGTGAT